TTAAGACATAAAAAGAAAAGGAGAACAAAACAAATGAGATTTGAAGAAATGAAAGTTGCAGATTTAAAACAGGAGTCAAGAAACAGAGGACTCAAATTAGAAAGCAAAGGACATAAGTTTACAAAACAGGAGTTGATTGACAGACTTAATGCTTATGAGAATGAAACTGATGAAGCATGGGTTGAAACAGAAGAGGTTAAAACAAGTACAGAGGAAACAGGAGAAAGAAAGTTTGCAACACTTGAAGAAATCGAAATGAAATATAGTTCAAGAAAAGAACAGAGAATTTATGATAATGTTTTACAGGTTGGATGTATGATTTGCTATGTTAGATTCATTGAAACAAAACACGGAAAACTTTTAAAGAAGTTAGGGTCGGCAAAAGTTGTCGGAGTAAATAGAAAAAAGGAGCTTGTAAGAGTACAGACACCAGTAGGAGAAGAGAAAGAGTTAACATTTGATGAACTTATTTTCATTCGTGATGTAAATGTCAGAACATATCCGAAAGATATCAATTCAGTATTATATGCACAGAGACAGGCAGTAAAAGAATACAAGGAAAGGACAGGACAGAAGAATGAATACAGCACAGATAGAACAGAGTGTTAGAAGACTATATGAAGCACAGCAAGAGAAAAAGAAGTTTGACGAATATTACGATGAAGTGAGAAAAAAAGAACAGCTTGCAGTTACAAATTTTATGTTTACGAATCTTCCAAAAGGAGAAGAAACTTTTGACATTGAGTTAAAAGATGGGATGAACTATTACACAAACCATGTGAAACTTAAAGTAACAAAAGTTAGAAGAAAGATGATAACATGGAAGTTTGAAAAGCTAAAACAAAACATTTCAAAACAGTTGTACAAAACAGTTGTGAACAAAACATACAAAGTAAATGATATGGATGGACTTATTAAGTATTTGAAACAGTGTGGAGTAGATGCGAAGAAGTTCAAAAAGTTCATTAGTGTTGAAGAAAGCATGGATGAAACAAAGTTGGATAGAATGTATGAAACAGGCAAAATAAGTAAAGAGGACAAAGCACAGTTAGGAAAATGCTGTGATGTTGAAATATCAGAGCCATACATTAAGATAACAGAACAGAAAGGCTAGAATAAAATGCATGATAAGAACATATGGAGGAAAGGAACTTGCGAAAGTATTAATCTATTATGGAATCATTGAAGAAATAACAACAACGGAGTTTAATATTATATGTCCTTTCCATGATGATATAAACCCATCAATGAGAATTTGTTTAGATGATGGAACATTTTTTTGTTTTGGCTGTGAAGCAAAAGGCAATGCATTAGATTTTGTTATGAAAGCACATCCAGAGTTAAATGACTTACAGGCATGTTGTTTATTGGAACAAATATTACATAGTGATAAGATAGAAAAGCTACAAATAAAGGTCAAAAGAAAGCGTAAGAAACAAAGTAAGCAAGCATTAATTGAAGCAAAGGATTATTACTATGGATTAAAAACAACAGATTGGAATGAAGCAAACAGTAAGGATGAAAAACAAATAATTGAATACATGAAGAAACGTGGATTCAGTAAACGTGCATTGAATGTTTCAAAGTGTAAATACAATTATAATGTTGCATATCCATTTATTTTTCCTATATTGGACAATGGAAAGTTCATGGGATGGGTAGGAAGAACAATGAACCCGCATGTTGAAAAGAAAAGAAAGTATTTATATAATGAGGGATTCAGAAAGCGTGATACACTATGTGGAACATATGAAGAGAATTGCATTCCGTATATATGTGAGGGATACATGGATTATTTAAGTCTTAAAACAAGAGGGCATATAAAAAATGTTGTTGCAATACTTGGATGGCATATATCAGATGAACAGGTAAATAAACTAAAACAAAAAGGAATTAAAACAGTAATATCTGCATTAGACAATGATGAATGCGGAATAAAAGGAACAGAATATTTAAAGCGGTTTTTTAACGTTATATGCTTTGGTTATCCAGTTGATAAGAAAGACGTGGGGGAAATGTCAGAGGAAGAAATAAAAGCCGCTAAACAGCGTTCTAGGAGTGTCAGAAAGCATGGTACTAAGATATAGAGTGAATTGTAAAATGTGTTTCTATCATAAGGATACGCTTGAAAAATTAGTGATTGACAGAGAGATAGGTGGAGAGTATAATGAAGAGAGTGAAGAATACAAGCTGATTTGTATGGATTATGAAGTTATGTTTGGATTTAAACGTGATGAAGATAAAGCAAGTTTTGATGAAATGCTTCTAACAGAGCTTGTAAAAAGAGCAAAACAAAAAATGCGTGAAACAATAGAAAGAATTAACGCTGTGATTAAAAAGTGTTATCTTGAGGATGCAAATGCAGTTGTAGAGTTCGGTGGTTATATCATAAATCCAAAACAGTTTTGTGCAGTAGAAATCGGTGAGTATAAAACAAACATATCAAAAGAATAAAAGGAGAAACAACATGGGAAAAATTAAGTTATCAGAAATTAAAAGTGAAATCAGCAAGAGTGGAACAAGTAAGGGAAAATTTATGTTTTTCAAAGAGAATTCAAAAGCAAGAGTTCGTTTCTTAACAGATATGGAAGATGGTTTAGAAATCAAGTTCCATGACAGTTTTGCTTTAGGTGTAAACGTTCCATGCCAAGAGGAATTTGGCAGAATTTGTGAGTATTGCGAAGATGAAAATCTGAGAACACGAAAAATGTACCTTTGGAGTGTCTATGACTACGAAAGCAAAGAAGTAAAACTGTTAATGGCGGCAGTTAATAACTGTTCACCAGTTCCAGCACTTGCTTCATTATATGAAACATATGGAACGCTTCTTGATAGAGACTATGAGATTAAAAGAATTGGTAAAGGGCAGAACACAACATATTCTGTTATTCCGTTAGACAAAGCAAAATTTAGAAATAACAAAGTAAAGCCATTGTCTGATTCAGCAATCTTAAAATACATTGATAAGGCATATCCATCTGATAACAATGAAGATTTTGATGAAGAGGATGAACCTAAGAAGAAATCAAACAAAACAAAAACAAAAGCTAAAACAAAAGTCGAAGAAACAGATGACTGGGATGAAGAAGAGGACGAAACAAATGATTATGAAAGCATGAAGCCACAGGAGCTTTATAAGTTGTGTAAAGAGCGTGACATTGATTGTAAACCGAAGAAGTCAAAAGAATATTACATTGACCTTTTGGAAGAAGCAGACGAAGAAAATGATTCTGATGATTGGGAAGAAGAAGATGATGACTGGGAAGAGTAAAACAAAATAAAGTCAAATGTTAAGGGTTGACAAAATCAACCCTTTTGTTATAATTAAGTAGAACATAGAGAACAGAAAGGAAGATATAAATGGGAAATTTTTTCGATTTACATAGACACGATGAATATTCATTGTTTGATGGATTCGGTAAGCCAGAACAGTTAGCAAAACATGCAAAAGAATTAGGATATAGAGCATTAGGGATAAGCAACCATGGTTCTATCAGTGGACTTATAAAACATTACCAAGCATGTAATGAAGTTGGAATAAAACCAGTTATGGGATGCGAAATATATTTCCAACCAAAATTCAATAAAGAAAATCCAAAAAGAAAGAGTTATCATTTGAATTTGTTTGTGAAGAATTTGCAAGGATACAAAAATTTATGTCACATTATGACAGAAGCAAACACAAAACAATTCTACTATAAACCTATAGTTGATTTTAAGTTACTTGAAAAATATTCAGATGGACTTATATGTACAACAGCTTGTATAGCAAGCGCAACGTCACAAGCTATTTTAAATGGTCATAGAAGCACAGCAGAGCGTTTATTAGATAAGTTTAAGGAAATATTTAAAGATGATTTGTACGTTGAAATACAGCCATATAAGATAGATGCACAGGGTACACAACAAAGAACAGATTATGAGCTTATGGGAATGGCAAGAAGAAAACATATTAAATGTATTCTAACAAGTGACTCACATTTTGGAAGTAAGGAA